ATGACCCAACTTTTATTGAAGGCCGACGTGGTTCGCGACTTGCCCTTAGCTGCTAAAGGGCAGGACTTCTATCTCGACACTCACACCAAGGGTCTGGGCGTTCGCGTCGGCACGCGCAAGAAGGCGTACTTCTTTGACGGGCGTGTCGGAGCCAAGAAACGCCGTGTCACGCTGGGAGACACTGACGCCCTGACACTGAACGAGGCCCGCAAGCTGGCCAAGAAGACCGCCTTCGAGATGCTGAATGGCGTTGACCGCAACAAAGAGAAGGCCAAGGAAAGGGCCGCTACGCTCACGTTAGGGGCCGCACTGGACCTCTACGAGCAAGCCCACGACTTGAAGGACAAGACCGCAGCCGAGAACCGTCGCTTGATTACCGCCGATTTCTCCGACTGGATGGACAAGGACGTGAAGGGGATCAGCCCCAGCATGGTAGAACGTCGTTTCAATGAAATCTCCGAACGCAGCCCGAGCATCGCGAACAACGCCTGTTACGTGCTTCGTGCGGTCTTGAACCATGCTCGTATCGCCACCAAAACAGACGCGGGCGAATACACCCTGCCCCTCAATCCATGCCAGCGATTGACCGACTTGAAACTCTGGCACAAACCTAACGCCAGAACAGGACGCCTGACCGAGAAGCAGTTTCCTGCGTTCTTTCAGGCGTTGGCAGACGCCAAGAACCCCAAGTTCGCGGATTACATGGAGATACTGGTCAGAACAGGTCTACGCAGAACTGAGGCGTCATCGCTCGCTTGGAGCGACGTGAATTTGATCGCAAAAACTTTTACCATAACTGCCGAGAAATCCAAATCCGGCACCCCCCTCACGCTGCCAATGTCTGCGCAAACCGAAGCCATTTTCAAACGTCGCATGGAAGCTGAACCGAACGCCGAACACGTGTTTGGAGATGCCAAGCGGTATGACCCTCGCAAGAGCCTGAACGCGCTACGTAAGGCCGTAGGGATCGACCTTTCATACCATGACTGCCGTAGAACCGCTCTGAGCATCGCTGAACAGCAAGAAGTGCCCTATGGCATTCTCAAGAAAATGTCGAACCACAGCGCCGGAAATGACGTCACGCTCAAGCACTACACCAACGCCGTGGAGCACGAGGCATTGCGGCCATATGTTCAGCGTGTTTCCGATCAAATCGACCGTTTGGGCGGGATCGACAACATGCACCTCAAGATCGCGGATCAGATCAACCGCCTGAATTCGGTTTGCGATGCTCTGGCAGATTTTGATCAATTCAAATTTGAAATCAGAAACTTGCAGGACGTTGTTAAGAGACTGGAACAACGGAACCAACCGCAATAACGCGACTGAACCAGACGGGTGGTGCATACTTTGCACCACCTTCAATCTTAATCATTGCCATCCAACCGCAATGGCATAAATTTGCATTCAGACGGACGAATACCAAGGAGGGTGGCCGTAACTGTCTCCGCTTTTCTGCGGTGAAGTCGGGACAGGAAACGCCGTTCGCAGCAACCGCGCACTAGCGCAGCGAAACCCTTTTCTTGGAGGTCCACATCATGGCCCTGACACTAAACACCAAACCGAACCCGAGTGCTCGGACTGCTCCATCTATCACGCCATATCTGACGCCTAAACAGGTTGCCACGATGACAGGCGGCGCGCTGACAGAAGGTCAGCTTAAGCAAGACCGCATGGAAGCCGAAGCCAATGGCACCCCGCCCAAAATTCCGTACTACCGGATCAGCTACCGCAAGGTGCACTACAAACCCGATGACGTGAGGGCTTATCTCGAAACGCTGCGGGTGGAGTAATACATGGAGGATTTTAAGCTCAACCGCCAACCAGATTGGCCCGAAAAAATGGGTTCACCTTACGCTTTCAACGTTGGTTATGAACCGAATAAAGGGCTGCTCGCAGCAGCCCTGACCCCTCGAACTAAACAGGGACGAGCCAATCTAGCGGCCCGACTTGTTCTGGTCGTTCTGCTGTTTAAGTTGAACAAGTCCCGGCAGAGGCTCAAGTACAAATCCGATCCACGGTTCGGAAATTATCGTTACGTTTGGTTCCACATGCACGAGCTCGAAGCTTGGGCCGGACTTAACAAGCATCAGGCCGAGCGAGGCATGAAAGCGCTCATTGATGGAGGGATAGTGTATGCAACCCGCGCCAACAAAAATCAGCCGCGTTCTTACCGCCTAACTGATGCAGCTTTCATGATGGCACACGCTTTCCAATATCCACACCACAGACTGACTTGGACGGAGCATCACGTTTACTCAATGCTCGACACCCCTAAGGGTGGGGGGCAGCTAAATGCAACACTTGCGAAGAATGAACTGAATAATATGAGCGCTGAGCTTGCCGATCGCTATCGGTTACACTTCGCACAGCGGATCGCGGAATGGAAACCCCACCTCGATCAGTGGCACAGCACCCCCCACCCCAGCGGTAGGCGACAAGACCCCTATGAATGCGGCTTTATAGATGTGGTGCGGTCTGACTGTGGCGATATATTCGAAAAGCTGGATAAGCTCATCGAAGAGGCTACCCCAATCACTATGGAGGCCCTTTATTCGTAGAGTAGCCACTACGCATATTTGCGGGGTGTACACTATGCATATTTGCGGCACCTAACCGCATATTTGCGGATATTCACTATGCATATTTGCAGGGTTCTGAGACCTTAACTAAGAGACCTTAACAGAGACAGAAATACTGAAACCATGCGCACCATCTACGAAGGTGCACGTTGGGGATACTCCCCCTTCCTTCGTTAACAAGGAGAGTAATGTAAAGAAACGCACGCGGGCGCGAGGCGATTGCACACCGCCCCGCCACCCCTGCCTCGCCGAACGAAACCGATTGGCAAACGTTTGCGCAGACGCACAAGAAACATACTTTTTGTGCATTGATGCACAAAAGCAAAACTGCTATGATCATCCTCGAACGGCACTGGCGTGTAGTTCACCATTCGTTGCCCCCGTCTGTTGTGCTTTGGATCAGTGCAACGCCAGACACCGACATATAATCCTTGTGTTCATTCTGGCAGGCGGGCGGCACCACTCCACCAACTCTGCGCAATCAAACTAAGGGAACCCTGCCCACCCTAGGGGAACCCACGCATGTATCGGAGGGGACCGGGGCTAGCGCGTCACTCTAAATTAGAAACCAAAGACATACTTCAAAACGTCGTAACCAGCTGCCAGCGCGAATGAAGCCAAAACCATGCCAACAACCGCCCGATGAAGCATTGCTCCGACACGAGATCCTTTGAAGTACTCCATTGGAGGAAAAAGCCACCGAAAGTACTGAAACAAAAAGCGTCCAGCTAGCAAACTCAGCAACAAAAAATAGATCGATGCAAAAATGTTGAGAAATAAATCTTGCTCAGCAAGCCACTTGCTTAGCGGTGTCGGCCACTTTGCGTAGGCAAGCATTAGCAAGGGAAGAAAAGCTAGGTACGTAAAGTAATCGTAAGCACCAGAACCGTGGATAACCGGTCGCAAGGCCCTTCTCTTCTTGAAGAAGCTTTCAAGCCGATTGGCCGTCGAGATTACCCAGTCTTCATCCTTGCCATACACGTTGATCACGCTCCGGTTTTCGGTAGGGTTCGAGGGGAGAGTAATCAAGTCCATCGTCAACGGGGGGCGGTCAAAGGCGATGAACACGTCCACGCAATTGAGGGGACTAGTGCCAAGTTGTTTTTTTGCGAACGAGCCGTTGGAAATGTAGAAAGTCTCCAAATCGTCCGGATAGTCTCCACGGGACTTATCAGGGATTCCCACAGCTGTGATCTCATCACCGGAACGTACAAGAATTGTGTGCTCAACACGCATTTGTTCTTCCAGAAAGACCTTGGCCTGTTCTGCGCTTTCAAATCTGGCCAGATCGATACTTGCAAACTCAAGTTTCCGCGCCCGATCATTCGCGCTTTCGATTAGCTCACAAAATTCGGCCAAATCGTCAGCTGACAGTACCAAGTTAGTTGGGTGCAGAGTCCTCGCATATACGTGACTTTTGGGGTCAATGTTAACGGCATTTCCCGCATTTGTGATTGCATTTTCATCTGACTCAGCCTGCGAACCCGCCACTACCTCCAACAATTCTTGATCTATTTCAGCCACTTACAACCGCCCCACGAACACTATTGACGTCGAGTTCGCAGTAGGCCACGTTAGACGCCAGATTTCAACCTGAACCAAAGCAAAGGAGTGCACCGGTTCCCCGATAGAGGGATCAGTGCGCTATGACTTTGCGTCTGGCGAAAACAAAGAAGACCCAGCCCGCTCTGGCGGACCCTGTAGAGCTTCTTGCTATCTGGGCCGCGCTTACTTTCCTCATCCCTGCGGGGATCAGCAAAGGCAAACCCTTCCAGCTTCACGAGTTCCAAAAGGAATTCCTTAGAGCCTACCTAAGCCGCGACGTTGACGGCCCAACGTTTCGAACGCTGATCTACTCCACACCCCGTAAGCTAGGTAAGTCCACATTGCTTGGCTTGCTGCTGCTTGCACATATGTGCCCTGACAGCCCTCTCTACGTACCCGGATTTGTTGGGGCCATCGCAGCGCCTACCGAAAAACACGCAGGCTACATCGGCGCTGCCATGTTCGATCTGCTGGAAACTGCAGGGCGAGAAAACGAAATCACGCGCCGTGCAGACCCCCGCCCCGGTAAGATCGAAATTGCTGACTGTGTGTGCTTTCTCTCCACTGGTTCGATCAAACAGGGGCACGGCCTCGACCTTGATCTAGCCTTGATCGATGAATGCGGCTTGATTGAAAAAAACCAAGGTGAACTGATCACAGCGTTCTTTGATGCATTGGCGACCAAAGACGGCCAATTGATCCTAACCGGCACTCGTGGGGACAGCCCTTCCTACAATGACCTGATCGACCATCCTGACAAGCGGACGCACGTAACGCTTTTCGCCGCCGCCAAAACTGACGATCCCGGCGACCCAAAAACATGGGCCAAGGCAAACCCGGCACTTGGACAGATTAAATCAGCACGTTTCATGGAAGACGCCTTCACCAAGGCGCAGGCGGGGGGCAGCACCACAGAATTTGAGGTGTGGCACCTCAACAAACCGCTATCCCCTACCCGCCAGTTACTCCTTGACTATCACGTTCTCTCCAAAACCTATCGTGACACCCCCCAAACCATTCCAGGCGAACCCGTTCATGTGGGCGTTGACTTGGGAGGGGCCGCATCCATGACCGCCGCCGTGATCGCGTACGAGCAATCAGGAGTGGTTCGCGTGCTCGGAGCATTTCCCGGCGCAGACATGGACCTAATCACCCGGAGCAAACGAGATCAGGTGGGTGATCTCTGGCACCGCGCAGCATTGGCAGGTGACTTGATCGAAACCAGCGGCAGCGTTTCGGACCTAAACGAATTCTTGCCCGCCGTGGTGAATATGGTGGGCAATCATCCCGTGGCCTCTGTCTCGTGCGACCGGTACCGCGAAGCCGAATTTAGAACAGCCTTGGCCCGTCAACAGATCGCATGGCCCGTAATCTTTCGCGGCACCGGCCCCCGCGATGGAGATCAGGATATTCGCGCCACCCGTCGCTTATTCCTTGCCGGGGCCGTCCAGATGAAACGCAGTATTTTGTTGGAAGGGTCACTTGGGGAGGCTGACGTCAAGGTTTCCACCACCGGTGCCTGCCAACTCGACAAATCGCATAACACGGCACGGATCGACGTCTGTCAGGCGCTGGTGCTGGCTTGCTCTGCCGTGGTGCGGGCCAAGGATACCCCCCCGACCGAATACACAGTGGAGGTGATCTAATGGTTATGAAAACTCTGCCACCACTGACCAAGCCCTATCAGAACATCCATACGCACGATTGGCGGCACAAACTACGCCAGACCGTTGCGCAACGGGCGTCCTTTAGATGCGAACACTGCCACGTGTTCCTTGGGATGCATGGCCATGTGGACCACCGCGTTTCTCGCCGTGAGTTGGAAGCCGAAGGCGGGAACCCTTGGGATGCCGCCAACCTGCAATATCTCTGCACGTCCTGCCACAGCGTCAAAACCAACAAAGAGCGCTGGGATTGGGCCGGACGACGTGAAGGGCCGAAACCTTGGAAACGATCAAAAGTTCAAGGGCGGAACCTCATGCTGGCAATGGCAGGGGTGAAGCCGATGACCTGACAGCCTTTGCCCGACAAACCTCCCGAAACCGATGCAAACCAAAGGAATCCGACATGCTTAAATCGCATGAAATCCAACTGGCGCAGTCAAAGCGCCGCGAGAAAATGGCCGAAATCCAAAAGGCCGAAACCATCTCCGAAGAAGGCCGCACCGAACTGCGTAGCCTGACCGAAGCATACGAAGGGGCCGAAGTCGAATACCGCGCCGCCCTGATTGTGGAAGGTGAGGAACGCGACAAGATCAAGGAACCGGACAAGGCCGAAACCGACTTTGACCGCGAGTGTCGCCAATTCAGCCTGTCAGGGCTGGCCGCATCTGTGACCGAAGGCAAGCCGCTGGAAGGCCGCGAACTGGAAGTGAGCCAAGAACTGGAACAGCGCAACGGACCATCCCAAAAGGGTGGCGTTCAAGTGCCGTGGGCCGTGTTCGGTCTGGAAGAACGTGCAGACGCCGTGACCGATGCCAGTGCGGGCACCAGCCAAGAACTGGCCAGCCGCCCCGTCATGAACCACCTGCAACGGTTTTTCGAAGCGTCGGCAGCGGCGAAATTCGGGATCAAGGCTATTCAGGTGACAGGCGTTCCCGCTTTCCCTGAGATCACCGGGGGCGGTTCTATGTCGTGGGTGGCCGAAGGTGCGGGCAGCGATGCCAGCGCAATCACCACCACCAGCAAAACGCCAACGATCAAGACCGCCAATGCGCGGTATGTGGTCACGCGCCAAGCTGCCAAACAGAACCCCGCCATTGAGGCCATCTTGCGCCGTGATCTGGCCGAAGTCATGCGCGAGGGGATCGACCTTGCCGCCTTCCAAGGCACGGGTGCCAATGATCAGCCCACGGGCCTTGAAAACGCTCTGACGGGTGGCCGTGCTATCGACGTGTCAGACGTGGCCAGCTTCACCGACCTGCACCTGTACGCGACCCAGCTTTGGGAAAGCGCCAAACTCTCGGACAATGCCGGGATCAAGTTTGCGGGTGCCCCGATTGTGCGTCAAACGCTGGTGGACAGCCTGATCACGGGCACCGCCGTAAGCGAATATGACCGCTTCAAATCGGCTGGTTTCTCGGGCCTCTGGTCGCAACAGGTTTCCGGCCAAGGGGCGCGTGATGGCACCGACAAGGGCGCATCCAACGTCTACCTGTCGGCAGGTGGCAGTCATGCGTTCATGCCCACATGGGGCAGCGTGGAACTGGTGATCGACCCCTACAGCGAAAGCAAAACGGGCAAGATCGCAATCACAGCGTTTGCCTTTGTCGATCTGCTGTTCCAGCGCCTGAGCACTCACTTCCTGAAACTGGAAAACGTGCAGGACCGCGCCTAATGACTGACAGCCGCACCATATGGGCCGCTAACCTTGAGGTGCGGCAACAGGGAAAGTCACCCGTGATCGCGGGCAGCTTTCCCTACAACACATGGGCCGTACTCTCTGACAGGGGCACGGTTCGCAAAGAAGAAATCGAACCGGGGGCGTTTGACTTCACGCTCCAAGATGCCACGCGGGAAATCAATCTCTTGTTCGGGCACAGCTTCGACAAGCCGCTGGCAAGCCGCAAGGCGGGCAGTCTGGTGCTCAAGGACACCCCCGAGGCCCTGACCTTCGAAGCCACCATATCCCCCGAATTGGAGGCCGTGAGCCATGTACGAGACGCACTTAGCATGGTGGGGGCTGGTCTGGTTACTGGTGTATCTCCGGGTTTCCGGGTGCCGCCCAAGGTCGTTGTGCCGGATGCAGAAAGGCTTGAACCGGAACCGGGCAATCCCGGTGTGATGATCCGCAAGCTCTCTGCACTGGTTCTCTTTGAACTCTCTTTAGTGACGCGCCCCGCTTATGAGCAATCCCACGCCGAACTTAGGGCATTGGAGCGGGCACAACTTCACCAACCAACACAAAGGATTTTCTTACCATGATCGAAGTCTTGGAAACCGAATTCACTTATGGCGATGCCCCTGCCAATATCTCAGCGTCTGACGTGGCCCTAGAAGCAGGTGTATCTGAAGTAGACGCCGCCACCATGATCGTGGCGTCATGGATACAGGCCGAGACCTTTTGCAATCGGGCCTTCCGCCCCATTACCTCTGGCAAAGTGGTGATTAAGGTTGCTCAAGAGCAAGCTTGGCAATGGCCTCGCTACCCATACCCTGACGATCTAGTCATCGAGGTGCACAGCAAGGGTTCGTGGGTATCTCACAGCGAAACCTATGTCGCAGTAGCTGGTCTTGTCGAACTCGTACCGTGGACGCTCTACCGACTAACCCAAAGCGGCACAGTGACGCCACCTCCCCCCAACGACACCGTTGTGCAGGCCGTCAAAAACCTTGCCCTCTACCAGCTGGTACAGATGCCCCAGCGTCGGGAATTCAAAAGTCAAACAGCGGGCGATACAAGCCTGACACGGGAAGAAATCAAGGGCCTATTCTATGCCTCTGGAGCGGGTGCACTGCTGGCCAGCGAAGTGCGCCAATGATCTGGCCCTTTAAAAAGAAGCTGGAACAGCGCAGCGGCTTTTCCGGCGTGACGCAGACCTATATCGATGCGCGCCGAAAAAACCTGCAATCGGATGGCTCTGCCGCCCTGTCGGCAACCGTGGCCACCTGTGTGGGCATGTGGGCGCGTGGGTTTACCATGATCACTCCAGCCCCTGCCGATCTGCTGACCCCGGATGTGATGGGGGCGATTGGCCTTGACCTGTGTCTGCGTGGGGAAAGCGTCTGGCATATTCGGATCGAACATGGCGAACCTGTTCTGGTGCCAGTGGCTTATTGGGATGAACTCGGACAAGGCCGCTATCATCTGCACATTGCCCGCGTGAACACCACCGAAACCGTAAAAGCGTTGGAACCCGAGGTTCTGAAACTCAAGATCAACAGCGACCCGTCGCAACCGTGGAAAGGCCGTAGCCCGTTTGCGCTCATGGGCCTGTCGCCCACGCTCATGGCAGAAGTGGAGGCGGCAATCTCGGGGGCCATGCCGATGGCGGGTAAGGGTCTGCTGCCGATGTCAGCCAATATCCCTCAAGAGGAACAGGGCAAGGTACTGTCAGGTTTGCGCACCGGATCGCTGGCGACTGTGATGTCAAAACAGGATTTTGGCCACCAGACAGGCGGAGATCGTTCGGAACTGCGTCGGGTGGAACTGACCCCCGATCTGCAAAAGATGGACCTGAACCCCACGACTGACAGCTTGCACAATCGCGTTCTGAGTGCTTGCGGCATTCCCCCGGCTCTGGCGACAGCATCGGGCAACGCTGGGGCCATGCGGGAAGCTTACCGCCTGTTTGCGATCCAGACCTTGGAACCGCTGGGGCGTCAGCTACTGCCAGAACTCAAAACCAAGCTGAACGTGGCCACCCTGAACAGCGATGACATGATGAGCGCGGACACAGCGGGCCGTGCTCGATCTGTCGGCACACTGGTCAAAGCTGGTGTTCCTGTTCAGACCGCTATGGAACTTGTGGGCTGGAAGGGCGTGAACATCCCCGAGGCAAGGCCGCAACCTGAACCCAAGCCCCAAGAGCAAGGCGCAGAAAAATGAGCTACGCCGCCACCCTGAAACGCGCCGTCAAGCATAACCCCACGTGGGTGAATGCCCGCATCTACGAATATGCTTTGGACGATGAGAGCCACCCGCTGCTGGCCAATGGCGAATATCGCTTTGACTTGAGAGAAATCACATACGGTTTCCGCGACTTGAGACCCGAGACAAACTTTACCATCTCGCAAGCGTATCAGGGCAGCACCGTGGTGACAGTGATCACCGAAAACCCGCCTGACACTTCGCACCTGATCCAGATGGGCGCGACATGGTATTCGCTACAAGAGGTGCGGGCCTCTGACGCCTTAGGGGCAACCGTGTCCTATATTGCCGGAGCAATGGACATCATCCCGGACATTCGGAACGACACGCTATGA